GCATACCCCGCCGACAGGTCGTCCTGGAACTTCCCGAACGACATCCCCAGCTGTTCCTCGATCTCAATCGCCTCAGCGAGGGGATACCGGCGGTCGAAGCTGAACACCTCGCCTTTGATGGTGACCTTCAGTGCCACGGTCATGGCCTCCTCGTCGCCTCCTCGGCGACACGTCTCATCGCGGCGAGGATCTGCTCCCGCACTAGCGGCGCACCGCGTTCCAGTGGGTCATCGAAGAACCCCGGGTGCATGCCTTTGGACTGGTACACCCAGCCGGCCCACATCCGCGGGTTCAGCTTCATGCGCCTGCCGAACACCGGGTGGCCCAGGATGCCCTCGTTTCGCTGCCTGACACGCCGGCCACCACGGCCGCCCGTGGGGGCGCGGGCGACGATGAACACCCCCGGGTCGGTGCCGGTGCGCTTGGACGTGGTGACCTTCAGGCTGGCGGCCAGCACATCGGCGTACCGGTTCGGCATGTACTCCTGCAGGTGGGACGGGTCCTTGACCCGGTCAGCGAGCGGCCCGGCGGCGTCGCTGACCGCCTTGTACAGTTCACGGCGCAGCCCGTCGAGGCCGACCTGCTGCAGCACGATGGCCAGGTCGCGGAACTCCTGCGCGGCGCCGTCCAGGTCGGTCATAGGACGAATGTCCCTTCCCCGGCGGTATTCGCGCGGTTACGGTGAATACGAGGGGAAGAGGAAAGATGACCACCAGTGAACGCATTGAACAGTGGAAGGCCGCACGTCACCAGACCACCGATGACGTGATCGCCCGCACCGCCGCACGGCCGGCCCGGGGCCGCGTGCCGCTGACCACGAACCAGCACATCCTGCACCTGCTGCTCACCGTGCTCACCTGCGGCCTGTGGCTGCCCGTGTGGATCGTCCGCGCCAACCAGGGGAACAGGCGCCCGGCGCCCTAGCGGGGGTGTTCAGGTATTCAAACCCGCAGGGCCATACCTTTGTATTCTTGAGGCTGCGTTCCAGGAACTCTTGAAGTTCACCGCACCGCCGATCGCCCCATCCGCGGACATGTCCGGCAGCACGGTCCCGAACCAGTAGATCAGCGGCGAGTTGATGGCGTCGGGGTAGAGGTAGAAGTTCCTGGCCAGCCCGTCCGTCGCCGCGATGTACGTCTGGCTGGTGGCATCGTCGAGGTACCCGGAGAAGTCCCCGGACGCGTCAGGGAGCCCCGCCACGTACACGTGGTTGCCGTCGCCGAACGCCGTCACGTCCTGCTTGTCGGTGACCATGTTGATTGACCAGGACGCCTGGAACGGCATCGGCGTGGCCACTGCAGCTGAGGTGAGGCCCATGTAGATCTGGCCATTTCTTCCATGCCGACGTACCACGTGTGTCTCCTAGTGGTCGAGCATCGCCAGGAGCTTCCTGGCATGGTTCCCGAACGTGCGATCGGCGATCGCGGCCCTGGCTTTGATGGCCGCCTCAGCGGTGTCCTCGGGGTGGGCCAGCGCCCACCGCAGCAGGTCCCCCGCCTCCGCCGGTGAGGTGAACGACGGCAGCATGGGGAACAGCTCGTCGGACTCGCCGCGCGGGTCGCGCATGAACCACAGCCCGCACGCCGCCATCTCGATTTCGCGGGGACCGCAGGCCCAGCCCTGGCCTTCCTGCCCGTCCTCGGCCTCACGCCGGTAGAAGTTGATCCCGGCCCGGGCCCGGCGGTAGATCGCCGCGGTCTCCGCGTTGGTGACGCACCCGTCGGGTGACATCTCCCCGTAGTCCCGCAACGGCGAATCCGCGGGGATGCCGAACCACGGCCCGGCCAGTTTCACGTCCAGGCCGGCCAGGTCCATCGCCTCGAAGAACGCGATGCGGGACGGGAACCCGGACCCGACGAACGCCAGGTCGTAATGCCGGCCCCGCTGCCCGCCCGGGTAATGCACCTTCGGCTGGTAGGCGTGCGGCATGTACTCCGCCCGGCCCACCGCCCGGTACCGGTCAATGTCACACGGGTCGTTGACCAGGGACAGGTCCGCGAACTCGGCGATCTTCAGCTGCATCCCGGTCTGGTACGGCGTCTCGGTGAACAGCATGACGATCTTGTGGCCGCGTTCCCGCATCACCTGCAACGTCAAAGGCGGGATGAAGAACGCGCTGGTGCACAGGACAATGTGCGGCCAAAATTGGTGGCACATGGAACCGATCGCCTCCGCGGCGAGCTCCAGGGCCTTGTCCCGGGGCAGCGCCTTGTGGATCGCCTGCCGCCCCTCCTCGTCGGTGAGGTCGTCGGCGAACAAGGCCTGGTCGAAGAAGGTGAGCCGCTTGTCGAGGCGGTATTCCATGACCTGCTCGCCGAGGCCGCGGAGCGCGGCCACCCACCCGTCGTAAACGTCGGCGACGCTGAAGCTCGGGCCCGGGTGGATGACAAGCCAGCGCATTACACTCCCGGGTATGACGGCAAACGATGAGCGGATCCGGAACTACGTGGCCGGGCTGCCCGATGCCAGCGGCACGTTCACCGGCACCTTCGACCCGGATGCCGCCGCTGAGCTACTCGGCCCGGTCCCCGACCTGCTGCCGATCGAGATCGACACCGGCGGCCAGCCGAACCCAGCGGCAGGTTTCGCCAGCACGCTCACGATCCGCAGCGGCGGCGATGAATGGAACCTGCCGGTTGACCACGTTGAGCAGATCAGCGGCAACCAGGTCCGGGTGTGGGTGCGCCGCCCCGCCTAAGTGCCGATGTTCAGCACGAGACTGGCGGCCAGGTAGTCCACGCCGTTCCAGTTGGTGAGGCCGTAGCCGGTGGCTTCGATGACCGCGCAGTACGACACCTGCCCGCCCAAAGTGGGGTCTTTCTGCACCGCCGCGTGGACCGACAGGGCCCCCACCGGGGACAGGTACGCGTCGAGGGCATCCTGCCCGCTGGTGGAGTCACCCTCGGATACCAGGACGATGGCGCGCAGCGAGTAGTCGGTTTCGCCGTCGGTGCTGACCTGGTACCGGATCAGGCTGCCGGTCTGGGGGGCGACGACGGCCATCGGCGGGTTCATCGCACCGAACCGGTTCGCCGTGGCGCGCAAACCGATGCTTGACGTGAGGTAGTCGGCGACGGCCTGCCGCACCTGCGGGAACGTCAGCTGCGCCACGCTAGACGGCCCTCAGGCGGGCGCGCAGGTGCTCAGCCGCCAGCTCCGGGTAGGTGTCCATCACCCACGCCACCAGATCCTCAGCCCGCGCCCCGGACGGCTGCGACTTGATCCACAGTTCAAGGTTCTCCGGGCGGTTGTCCGTCCGCACACCGTTCTTGTGGTGCACGTTCTCCCATGGATGCAGCGGGCGGCCGAGCATGCGCTCCATGACCACCCGGTGCTCAGCAACGACCTTCCCATTTACCCGGGTCTTCCGGTATCCGTGCTCATCTACCCAGCCGCCGCCCCGGATGAGCTTCGGCTCAAGCATCGGCCGACCTTCTCTCATCCGCATGTAATGCATCGGACAGAGCCCTCGGGCCATCACCAAGTCATCGCAATTCTCAATGACACACCGAGGAGGCGGCTCCCCCTTCTTCCGGTGAGGCATCACCGGAGCGTCCATGTCCCGGCCATGGGAACGACGCTGGTAGTGCATGGCACAGAGGCCAACCGCACTGTGGGGACGAGTGCACTCAGGCCACTCGCAAAGTCGCTTAATCACTGCTCACACTCCTACGCGCTTAGGACTAATATAGCGCTGCAGAAGTGCCATGACCTTTGGGTTGGCGGTAATTTTTACTGCACCGAATTCGCCGAATCCGGCGACGCCAAATGGCGCATCTTTCATGCGGAAAAGATCGGCGGCCGATATCAGGCTGGCCTGTTTCACCGCCGCCGGAACAGCAGGCCAGCCGAACACGCCGGTGATCTGGATGCGGTCCAAATGGGACCACGGCCACACCACCGTGACCCACTTCGGCCCCAGGATGTTGAACCCGGTGTACGGCCACTGCTCACCCTTGGCACCCGTGTTGTACCGGCCGGGGGAAACCGACAGCTGGTAGTCGGTGCCCTGCACCCACGTTTCCTCGTACACGCCGTCGCCGTCGCGGTCCATCTTGAAACTGCTGACGGACACGATGTCGTCGAACTCCTGCCCGTAGATGGCCCCGGGCATGTAGGTGCGGGTGTCGGTGCCGCGCCAGAAGTACCGGCCGGTCATCTGGTCGATGGACCGGCACGCGGCCTGGACGGCGAGGGTGAGCTCGAAGTCGTCGGCGGTGTCAGGGATG